CCGCCACACTGGCGGCTGGCATAACATCACTGCGCTCCTTAGCAGTGAATGCTCTAAACGACGCCGATTTCGATGCGCTTTGGAAGAATAACTCCGTAGGCTAATCGTTATCGGGACCTGATCATTATTGGAGATCACCAGTATGAAAAATAAGGGCTCGTTCTTTGACTCCTCAGCCATTGCAACACAGCTGGCTGAGGCAATTAAATGTGACTTGGGGGCCGACAATGCAGTGTCAGTCGATCCCCGGCACGTGGATGTTATTAGGAATTATCAGTATGACTCAACCCTTAAAAAGTTCGAAGTCACTGCGGATAAAGATCGTCTTGAGAAAGACTGTCTTAACTCTTTCCGTAGTGTCAACTCTAGGCTTCGTTTTTATAACGATCGACTCGAATATAATATTCGGTCTGGTATCAGTGATGATACACGCCTTGGTTGGTGTCTTCGTAGGGCCCGGCTAATTTGTAGCTGGGTTTTAGGGCCTGCTGATGATTTAGAGATCATGCTTTCCTGCCAAAACTCTGGCGGGACATCATTAGGAGTGTGTTACTCTAACACTTCCAACGAAGCAAAGTTCTCGTTCCCAATAACTACAACACCACGCGCCTCACGTACCTTCTTCAACACGGTAACTTTCGACGACGAACTGTCGTCATACCTGTTGTCACGATGCGAGGGTAAACCTTGCTTCGAGAAGGTGCATGAGTCTCGGGCTACCACCGTCGAGAAATCCATAACTAAGAGACGCATGATTGCCATAGAACCCACTGCTAATATGTATCTGCAGCAAGGTCTCATGAGAGTCATGTACAAACGTCTCCGAAAAGTGGGTCTCGACGTCACCAATCTACCTCGTACGCATACAGCTTTGGCTCAAAGCGGATCAATTACTGGCAAACTCGCCACGATTGATTTCTCGTCAGCCTCGGACTGTGTCTCAGTCTCCTTAGTTAATTACCTCTTTCCAGAGGAGTGGCTTAGGTGGTTGCATAACACCCGTACTACGCACATCGATATTCTTGGTGAGCGTGTTAAACTGGAGTGCTACGCAACGATGGGTAATGCTACGACGTTTCCAGTGGAAACATTGGTGTTCTGGAGTCTTGCTGTCGCTTCGTACATGTATCATACGAATAGCACCGCGCACAGAAATTCGACACTCTTGGCCCGTAATAGGCTTCCCGCTCAGTTTGAGTTGGATGGTGTCTCTGTATTCGGTGATGACTGCATACTTCCGTGTGATGTCTCGCAGCATTTTATTGCTGTAACCACGGACTTGGGTTTTATCGTCAATGAAGAGAAATCTTTTTATGACGGAAAGCCCGGCTTCAGAGAGAGCTGTGGAGGAGATTACCTCTACGGCCGAGAAGTGCGTCCCTTATTCATCAGGGCGCCCACCTCAAACAGCAAGTCAGCTCTTGAGCCATGGTTATATACTATCTGGAACGGGGTTAATAGAAAGTTCATTTCGACTTTCGGCCCCCTAAAGTACGTGTATGGCCGTGAAACTTACAAGCTGATAAGCTCGCTGTTCGCACAGTACAATCTTAAAGTCAAGGTTGTGCCTTGTGATTATCCTGACGACTCCGGGTTAGTTTCTCCCGATTCACGACGCCTGTTGACATGCTACGGCCTTGTTTGTTCTAAGGTCGCGGTCAACTTACACGGTTCGGTACGCTTTACTTACCTCCGGTTTAAATACTGGGAGCAGGTCGAGCGTCACGATCATCTGCATTACGCTTTGTGGAAACACAAGCTAGCGAATGCGTTTGG